GACGACCTGGATCGTGCATTACATCGCCTGGACGCTGATCCGGAACCCTTGGCTGAAGGTGGTATATGCGACGTACAGCCAGGCTAGGGCCAACGCCGTGTCGCGCCAGATCCGCGGGCTCGTGCAGCAGTGGACGCCTCTGATGTCAGGATCCTCCACAGTGGAGCGCTGGCAGACTCGTGAAGGCGGGGGCTTGCTTGCCGCAGGCCGGGGCAGTGCGATGACAGGTTTCCGCAGTGACATGACCGTCATTGACGACCCCATCAAGGACATGGTTGAAGCCCAGTCCGAGACCATCCGCGAGACCACAGTTGAATGGTTCAGCTCGGTGGTGCTTACCCGCATGGCCTCCCTTTGCCAGATCATCATCATTGCTACCCGCTGGCACAAGGATGATCTCATAGCCCACGTAGTCAAGCCTGAGATTCTCGGCGCTGAGTACGTGAACATCCCCGCTCAAGCGACTCATGACGATGATCCTCTGGGACGCCACGTCGGGGAATGGCTGCCCTCGGTGCAGAACCGGTCGGAGAAGTCCTGGCGCATCATCAAGAGCGCTGTGGGGACCTACGTCTGGCAGGCACTCTACCAGGGTGACCCCAAGGTCACCGGGGGCAGCTACATCAACGTGGACAAGATCGACGTGATCCCCTGGGAGACGCTTGTCTTCCTGGACCAGCGCACCGGCAGCATGCAGACGCTGAACCGCTGCCTGGTGGTGCAGAGCTGGGACCTCACCTTCGGCGACATCCAGAACGGCAAGAAGAAGAGCGGGGCTGGCGACTACGTGGCTGGCCATGTGTGGGCTGTGCTCGGCGGTACCAAGTGGGTGCTTGTCGACAGGGTGCACGGCAGGTTCACCTTCACCCAGACGGTGTCCCAGGTGCAGAAAATGGCGGCCCGCTGGCCCCAGACCAGTCGGGTCTACGTGGAGAAGGCAGCTAACGGCACTGCCCTGTTGAACATGCTGAGCAAGCGTGCAGCCCTGATCAAGCCGGTAACCCCTGAGGGCTCCAAGGAGGTCCGGGCGCTGGCCATTCAGCCCGTGGTAGACGAGGGCAACGTTGCCATCCTCGACAGCGTGCTCGAGGCTGAGGATGCCGAGGGCAGGCCAGGCCACACCATGCTCCAGGAGTTCCGGGACTTCCCGTTCGGCAAGCATGACGACGACGTGGACGCAATGACGCAGGCCATAGGCCAGGCCCGCATGGACTACTTCAGGATGGGGAGCTGAGCATGGCTTACACACTGCACACTGAGGACGGTACCCCGATCGCCGGGGATGCACGCCTGGAGCAGCACATGAAGGCCCGGTGCGATGAGATCAACGGGTACGTCACCGACGACAACGGCAACCGAGTGTACCCCTTGGAGGGCTGAGGCATGACCATGATGATGATGACCACCGAGGGCACCACGAGCCAGAACGTGGCCAACAGTACGCCGATGGACCCCATCGAGGCCTACCTGGTGGGCAGGGGGTCGCCGACGTATGCGGCCTACTACAACGGGAAGATGTCGTACACCCTGCACGGCAAGGCGTGGGAGGCCTACGTGGCTGAGGCCTTCCCCGACATCAAGGACCAGAACACCAGCGAGAACATCTTCAAGGCCGTGATCGACCTGTATGCGGAGAACCTGCTGCCGCAGTTGGATGAGCTGAGGGGGTTCAGTAACTGCCTGGCACCCCTCCTGATGCGTGGGGAGTGCCCGGTCCTGGTGGACACCGCTGGCACTCCCCACTTCCCCGAGCACTACGAGATGATCAGTGATGGGGCCTTCACCGTGACCGCCCTGTTCACCCGGTCCCTGAAGAACATGCAGGACTACATCACCTTCGCCTACAGCGATGGCCGTACCCGCCTGTTCGCCAAGGACGTCCCCAGCGACATGACCCCTGCCACGCAGGAGGGCTACAGGTTCGTTGAGGAGACGACCGGCAACGAGCTGTTCCGCTTCGCCCTGGACGACAAGGGCTTCGGTGCCAGCCTGGCTGCACTGCAGGACCGGGTCAACCACTCGATCATCGATCAGACCGTGGTGGCCGAGATGTATGCGCGCCCCTTCTGGTACCTGATGAACGTGCAGCTCCCCCCGAAGAACCCCTACCTGCCTGCCGGTGCCCAGCCCGAGGCCGAGGCCATGACCTCCCACGACAACGCCGATGGCGCAGGCGGGCGCATCTTCACCACCAGCAGCGAAGGCCCCTTCGGCCAGCTGGACCCGCCGACCATCGGTGACATGATCGCCTACCACGACAGCATCACCGACAAGGTCAGCAGCAGCACCGGCATCCCGCAGTACTACTTCAAGCCTGGCACGGGCACCCCGCCGACTGGTGTGGCCCTCAAGGTGCTCAGCAAGCGCTTCAACAACAAGGTCAGCCGCATGCGGGATGACATCTTCCCTGAGCTGGAGCGGCTGGCGGAACTGCTGGGTGTGGAGAAGAACGGCAAGGACGAGGAAGACCAGCCCATCTACGAGTTCTGGCCAATGAGCGATGATCTTCTCCAGGAGTCCCTCGACGCCCACGGCATCAGCCTGAGCCAGATGGGCTACCCCCTCGAGTACATCGCCGAAGTGGTCACCCCTGGGGTCGACCTGGCCGACTACGAGGAAGAGGGGGGCCTGCCTGGCGCACAGATACCGGGCCAGCCCACCGACATGACGGCTATGGGCCAGCCTGGCCTCCCGGCCACACCGGGCCAGGTGCAGCAGTACGCGCAGAACCCCGGCCAGCGGGCAAAGGCGTAGTCATGACCATCGAGGAGATTCGTGATCTGGTCGAGCGGGCTGTAGCAGCCTATGCCGAGCAGGACGAAGACATCCCTGGGCCGAAGATGATCCTGGGCTGGGTGGTGGCGTTTGAGTACACCACTGAGGCCCTCGAGAACCGCGATGAAACGGCCTGCGGGGTTATCACACAGTCCTCCACGCAGGCCCGCAGTACCAGCCGAGGCGTCCTCGAGCTTGGCGTAGACAGGTTCAGGATCTGATCATGGTGTTCTTTGCAGCGTTTGCCCTGGCCGTGGTGCTGGGCGCTCTCGTTGCCGAGGGCCTGGTGCACTACTACGTGAAGCAGTACTGGAAGAAAGTCTGGATTGGCTGATGCCTACCATCCCCACAGGGCGCATGGAGCGGGAGCTTCGTGCTCTCTACCTGCGTTGGCTGGCGGGGCTGTCCTATGACTCTAAGAACCTGCCTGAGAAGCTCGCCAGCTTCGAGGCCCGCAGTACCGAGTTGATCGAGCAGATGGGTGGGCGCACTGCTGCCCTAGGTGCCTTGGGTGACTTCCCCACACCCAAGTCCCTGGACCTGAGCCCCCACATCGGTACGATCTACAGCGATATGCAGCAGGCAGCCATTCAGGCGGGTATCACTGCGGGCCTCAACAGTACCGACGTCGCACGGCAGATGTTCCGGGCTGGCATGGACAAGAGCTTCAACAGGCTGAACCGCCTTGCCCGCACAGAGACGGTAAGTGCCTACTGGAAGAATGCCTGGGACTCCATTGCCGACCTGCCTGCCCTGGTCATGGTATGGGGCAGCGAGGACGGGAAGCGGACCTGCCAGTGGTGCCGGGAGCGGGATGGCCTGGTGATGGCCAGCAGTGACCTGAGGGATCACCCGAATGGCCGGTGCACCCCGATCCCCATGCTGCGCAGTCAGGTGGAGTACCGGGGCAGTGTGGACCGTGATGGCAGCATCTTCCACGACCCCGCCTGGGACAAGCCCAAGGACATCAAGCCCCTGCCTAGTGTGGCCTACGAGGAGAAGTTCGTCAAGTCCTTCACGGACAACCTGGAGAGCGGTGCATGGAGCCGTGCCCAACTGCGGGCGATGGCCGCACAAGACAACGTCAGCGCACTGGGCAAGGCCAACGCTCAGGAGGCCCTGCGTAGGTTCAATGAGCGCCAGGCCACACGTCCGGCCAGCCATGCACGGGCCAGCCTGCCGACGCTCAGCGAGAGCCAGGTCGCGGCCCTACAGCCCCCAGAGCGCTTCACCGAGGCGGTTCGCAACAGGGCGCTCAAGGCCCTAGACGAGACCAAGGCTGGCAAGCTGGTAAAGGATCAGCTGACCAAGTTCCAGTCAGGACCCCGTGGGGCCATAGCACGCCTGCGCAACGACGTGGAGGCTTACGTCAAGGGCGAGCGCCAGCTTGCCAAGGGCAGGCAGGACACCATCGAGGCGGTCCTGGGCGCAGTGCGGTCCAGCCCCGTGCCCGATACCATTCAGCTCCAGCGGGGCATGATGATCCCTGGGGACTTCAAGTCGACGATGGCCCGGTACGAGCCTGGGGATGCCCTGGACTTGAGCATCAGCAGCTTCAGCAGCAACAGGGTCAAGGCGGAGGAGTTCAGCCGCATCACTGAGGGCACTAAGGTCACCGGCCAGACCACCCAGATGCTTGTCAGCATCAAGGGGCCAGCCCATGCCCTGCCCGTGGAGAACCTGGCGCAGGGCGGTGCAGGCAGCGTCTACCGCAAGGAGCGCGAGTGGGTTGCCGCAGGGCGGTATCGTGTGGCCGAAGTGGTTGAGGACACCGACAGCTACGGGAATGCCCTTGTCCACGTCTTCATCGAGGAGGTAGAGCCGTGGTAAGGCCAGCCTGGGCATTCGACCCGGATATCAATACAGCTTTCATCGAGGGCACTGCGGGCAGCTTGCCAGCGCAGGACCCTGGGTACGAGGACTTCCAAGGAGGAAGAACCGGTGCCAGCCCCGTAAATACGGGCGACACGCCGGAAAACTAAGGTACTTGTGCACTCTGTACAGGACCGCTAAGCTACAGGAAGGACAGGCGAGATGCCTACCGAAGCACCGGCCGAGACGGCCAACCAGGACGAGACGTCCAACGAGCAGGACCAGCAGGACCAGCAGGAGCAGGCCCCCGGCGAGACGCAGGGTGAGGCCAAGCCCCAGGACCAGCAGGATGCAGCCAAGCCCGACGAGGCCAAGCCGGACCCCCGGCTGAAGACCCTGCGGGCCGACCTGAACCAGAAGCAGAAGGAACTCGGCACCGTGTCGGCGGAGCGAGATGCTCTCAAGGCCGAGGTCGACAAGCTGCGGCCCGTTCAGGAGACCTTGGATGCAGTGCAGGCCCGGTACGATCGCCTCGAGGGCTTCCTCCAGGCAGTCGGGGGACCGCTCAGCAAGGCGCTCGACAGCAGGAGCTTCACGCACTCGCTGTTCGAGACGGAAGAGGACATCGCCACACTGGTCAAGGACTGGAACAGGGCGAACCCCTCCGCCACAGCAGAAGCCCTCGCGGCAACTGCGGCAGCCCCCGGCAAGGCCAAGCCCAATCCCAACGACCTCCTCCGCATCGCGGCAGGCAAGCAATAACCCCTAGGGCCTTCGGGCCAGAAAGGAGTCAGTCCAATGGCTGACATCACACGGGCCGATGCACTGGCCCTCCTGGCTCGACAGGACATCAACGAGATCATCAAGCCGGACACCGCCCAGTCGGCGGCGTTGGCGGCGTTC